GGGGAAGCTAACTTTCCCATTTGCTGTAATCAGTCCAGTCGCCGTTACCGTTGAATCAAACGTCGCTGCACTCGTAACATCTAACGTTCCAGGAATATCGATATTGCTGGCCCACTCAACACCAGTGCCAGCGGCATCTGTCTGCAACAATTGACGTGCAGCACCATCAGCCAGCTTGCTAACGGCAATCTCAGCACTAGCGTTAATATCAGCATTGACGATCGTGCCGTCAGTGATCATCGTGCTAGTCACTGTTCCGGTGTCACCAGTCGTGACAACATTGCCGGTAACGTCAGGGAAAGTAATCGTATGGTCAGCTGTTGGATCAGTAACAGTCAGCGTGGTTTCATAATCGTCAGCAGTTGAACCTTCAAACACAATGCTGGAAGCTGTGCCAATGCCCAACGCACCAGTCATCGTGTCGCCAGCTTTTTGCAGCTTTTCAGAGTCAAGCTCTTGAATGCCGGCCTGAACGTCAGTAGCAACAATGTTGCCCGTTGCAATCAACGAGATGTTTGATGCTGTCTGACCCGCAATAGCGTTCGAGACGTCAATCAGTGAATACTCAGTGCCGACACCTTGCGACAGCAACATGTCAGGCGGTGCCAAAGCAACTGCAGGCGCAGCGCCAGAACCCGTGCCACTGGTGTCAACAACCACATAATGATTAAGGTTGGTTTGCGCAGGTGCCGGAAGTGCCGCCCCAACGGAAAAGCCAGCCGATGAACCAGCAGACGTAACGCTACTCATTTGGTTCGTGCTGGCGTTATATGCACCAGCATTCACCAAGTTGCCAGACAGAACCGTGATCGGAACAAATGATGATCCGGTATAGATATAAAGATCTTGGGTCGTTTCGTCGTAGAAGAACTGACCCTTAAAGTCGCCCGTTGGGAAAATGGTTACATTATCGCTGCCTGCTGCACCGCCAAACTTTGTGGTGGATTGATCCGCCATCTTGTCTGATGTGATTGCATCGTTAGCAATCAAACTGGTGCCGATCGTTCCAGAAGTAAGCTTTGCGGCAGAATGGTCAGGAATATCAGCAGCTGCAAGCGTATCGCCAGCAGAAACAACGCCTTCGCTAGTAACTGTGACCTTCGTATAAGTGCCAGGCGTAACGCTATTGTCAATGCTCAGGTTGCCGGTGACATCAACAGTCAGACCAGTTCCAGCGATAACGCCGCCAACTGCTGCATTTGTTGCAATCGGAAGATCTGCAGATGCAATGACGCGACCGCCAGTGATCAGACCATTCGCGTCATAAGTAACGACATGATGTGTTGCGCTAGACGTGACGGTATTGTCAATTTCAAGGGTGTCGCCATCCATGACGAGACCATTGCCATTAACGACCACACCACCTTTGTCGGAGGTTGTCGCAACAGGCAGATCAGTGCCAACAATCGTGCGATAACCAACCGTTCCACCCGATCCCGTTGGTCCTGCTAAAAACTGAGCAGCAGATGTCGTGTCATCAATCGTTGCAGAAATCGTGACTGTTGAACCACTTGTTGTCGCAACAATGTTGATCTCACCAGTGGTGCTGCCGCTAATGGTATTGACTGAGCCAGGGGCAGCAATGCTTTGCCAAGCAGATCCGTCCCAGACATACAAACTATTATTGTCATCAGTGTCGAGCGCTAGCTGACCTGTAAACGCTCCAGATGCAGGCAGCGTTGTAACCAGATCAACGGTTGACTCATCAGCAAGCTTTGCTGCTGTGACTGCATCATCAGCAACTTTCGCCGTTGTAACTGCCGAATCAGCCAGTGCGGCTGTTGCAATATCACCCGCCGCAAACAGAATCTTGGCGCCTGGGATGGTGTCGTCACTAATCAGCGTGACACCATTTGCAATCAAATCCGAAACCGTAATCTTCTTGGTTTCACTAGCTGAATCATCAACAATTGCTAGCTCATCGGCAGCAACAAGATTGGCGCCCGCAAGTGCGCTAAGTTCGCTAATTTTCAAGTCAGCCATTTGCGGTTAGCCTCCGGGCTAAGTTTCGGTGCTTTCTAGCAACAGCTTAGCTGCACCATCTTGATCCAAGCGAATATCATCGCCATCCTCTTGCAGCAATGCAGCCGTTGGCGTCAATACAGCCCTGAGGTCAATTGCGCCTGTTGTAATAAAATCAGCCGTTATCTCAACGGCTTCATCTGGCGTGAACTGCAGCGCACAAGCCGTCAACACGCCTTCAAATTCATACCAAATCTCATCATTTAAATCAGCAGCGTTTCCCGTCGCGGCTTTTAAGTAAAACTTGCCCCGGAAATGACTACCAACCTTAGTTCGCAAAATCAAATTCAATAGGTATTGCGGCAAGTCATTTGTTCGCTCGCCGGTATATTCCCAAAAACACGTCATGCTGCCAGAGCCAGACATCAACGTGCTTAACTGGCTGCGGAAGTCTTCAGACAGCGTTGTCGTGTCAACAGTTTCGCGCTCCGTATTTAGCTCAAATCCTTTGACTTGAGCAAGTAATCTAAAATCAGAGTTCTCAACCGCAACTCTGATCGGGATGTTTGATGCAGGCGTTGCCAGTGTCGTCGCATTTGTAATCAGACCGTTTATTGCATCGGCAAAATTGTCGTAAAGCCTGATTCCTCCAATGCCATCGACGTTGATATATTTTTTGACGCTTGTTTTTGCGTAAGAGTCAATAAAAGATAGCGCGGCTTCATTCGTGCTAGTAATTTCAATTTGATCGCCAGTGATCAACTGACCGCGTTGAAAATCAAAACTCAGGCGTTTTCGAGCGGCATTAACGTCGCTGGTGTTGACAACTGATGTCAGCTCAGTGCCATCAAATTTCCTTAGCAGCTCAATCTTGCCGCTTGTCCCTAAATAAATGCTCATTAGATCGAAACGGTCAACAGCTGGCCAGTGCCAACAAAGGAAACCTCAGCCCTCACGATGTCACCAGTATCTGCGCCGATGCTTGCGCCGGTGACATAAGCATTCAATTTAATGTCATTGTTGTCAGTTCCATCAATCCAGCGAAACGTAAGCTGAACCGTGTCGCTGTCAGAAACGCCAGTCGTTCCAGTCTTTACAAGTGCTGAAAGCAAGCTGCTTGTGTTTCGGCTTCCACTGTTTTCTTTGTAATAAAGAAGTGTGCAGCTGCCAGAATAGCCAACAACGCCAGGCGTATAGCTCCGCAAATTATCGCCAAGCGTCGTTGTTTCTAAAGTCTCTAAATTCGATTCGACGCTAAACCTGACAACCTTGGCGACAGTCGAGCCTGACACCTGCATCGCGCCATCTCTGCCGGTGTAGACCTTGGCCATTACAAAACACCAATCAGGTTCACTGTAACAGTGCTAATCCCAGGTCGCACCTGCACCTGTTGCGGGGCATTCTCATAACGCCACTTGTTGCCAGACCCTGTTGCTCCTAAATAGCTATCAAGAGCGGTCCAGCCTGATCGCGTATTGCTCGCAATGTCAAACGTATTAAAAGTGCCGCTCGTTTCGCTGTTGTAATGATTTAAAAACAGCGCAGCATTGGCATCAGTGATATTGCTGTAGGTCAACACCATCTTCATGTTGGTGCGGTTGCTGCCATACAAAATCCGCACCTCAGTTCCGTTCTGTGCTTTGAACGTCTTAATCGGAAAGTCGCCAGCATCGAATGATCGGCTTGTTGGAACCAAATTTGGAAAGGCCATCAGGTCACCAAGAAACTATCGTTTTTGATGGCGTCAACTAGCTTGCTGCTGCCATCGTCAAAGCAAGGATGCTCTGACGCCACAATATCCACAGTGCCCTCCTGTGAAAAAGTCAGCTGTTCCACAACATAGACGTTTTGCGAAATAACGTCGTTGACCACCGAGAACACAGTGTTATAGAACGTGCTGTCTGTCACGACGCCATTGCTGACAGGCATGACGCCTTGCTCTACTTCACTGGCATCACCGCTGTAATAGTTGACGATATATTGACCATCCAAAAGGTCGGTCACGCTTGTGATCACCCCTGAGCCATTTACGGTGCCAACGCTTGCGCTCGAATACGGGCTGGACTGGGTGACAACCTTGATAAACGATCCAGCCTTAATGCTCAAACCATCGACTGTTGTCGAGAAACTGATCGTATGCGTAATTAGCTTGCGCAGACTTAGGAAATATTTGGCGACTAAAACCGCATGGCTTTCTGACGTGCAAAATTGCGTCAAATCAAACTGTTCCTGCGGAAGCAGTTCAACACCAGGATTGACATACCCTCCGCTAGTTGGTTCAACGCTGATTGCTTTTTCTTCCGGCAACGTATTTGGCTGCTCTTGCCGATAACGCACCACTGCACGGAACGACCGACGCTCTTCAGAGGACAAATAATCGATCTTGTAGCTGTCTTCCAGAATGTTACCTTCAGTAAAAAGCTGTTCGATTGGAACGGCACCTTCTTTCATGCCGCCAAGACCGCCCACTGGCAATGCTGGCTTGATCGAGAACTTGCCGTCTGTAATCACAAAATTGCAGAGGAAATACGGAGCCATGTCAGCGATAAACTGCCTCAGATTTGATCGATCTACAATCGATCCATTGAAGAAAAGCTTTTCTTTAAACAGGAACTTGCTGGTTTCAATAAGCTGCTCTTTATCAACCAAAGGAG